TTGCATCGTCAATGTTGTCGAAAAAGTCTCCAACAAAGTCAGTCGCCTGAGTTCCATCGCCGCCATCACCGAAGGCCGTAGCCATAAACTTTTCAATCTCAAGTATCTGGTTAGAGATACCGACAGCAGCGGCGTAAGAAACTTTAGTAATGTCTATGGCGGCAAGGCGAGCATACTTGGCAATGTTTTCAAAGATTTCTTGCCAGTTAGGTTGGGTCAAAATCTCTTCAATTGCTGATGCCTCAATGCCTATTTCGGTCAGTGCATCTTTAGCTTCACTCTTTGCTGCTGCTTCATCTACATCGGCAAAAATCTTCGCAAGGCCAGTTAGGTTGCCCTCCGCATCACGGGTCTCACCAGCTAGCTGACGAAGAGATTCGGCAAGCTTTTTCTGCGCTTCTGCTGCTTCGGCGCTCGCTTTGGCATCATCCCTGCTCGACAGAGCCTTACCACGCAAAGCAGTAGAGGCTGCCTTGACACCAGCATCAAAGCCTACAATGTCGCCCGTAAAGCCACGAGCGTTATCTCTAGCACGCTGCAAGCCCTCATCAAAAGAGTTGATAAATGAATTGAGCTTGCCAAAAATGCCAGCCCCGAGGAAAGCCGCAGCATCACCGAAGAATTTTAGAACTGGATTGCTGTCTGCAAAGTCACGGAGAATCTTGTCAGCAGCGGTTACTGTGGCAGACAGGGCATCAAAAAGGTTTATAAGTATGTCTAGACCCTTGCCAAAGGCATCCATAAGAGGGATAAGTATTGGCCTGATGGTATCTACAAGACTGGTCAGAATCTCGATAAGTGGCTGTGTAAGCTGAGCCAGCTTGAGAATGTTCTCTCCAGCTTCAATAATGAGTGGACTGAGAGACTCTAGTCCCTCGCCAAGCTTCTCACTGACCTCCAGCAGACCAGGAGCGTTGTCCTCGATAAGTTTTGCAAAGGCGTTGTTTAGCTCCGCCAGTGGCTTCTGGAAGGGCTCGCCGAAGGCAGCTTGTAGATTGGCTACTTGAGCCTGCAATCGCTTCTGTGAGGCGTACAGCGTGTCTGTGGCCCTAGCAAAGGCCCCTACTGAATCAGCGGCTCTTTGGAATAGGAAGTCGAGAGTAATCTGTGCTTCTGCGTTCTCACGGGCAGCACCTTCTAGGTCGTCAAGTCCACGAGCAGCGAGCTCGGCGTTAATCTCGTTCTGCTTCATTGCGACACCGAACTTTTCAATCGGGTCGAACTCGCCTCGGAATAGAGCTGTTACAGCAAGCAACGCCTCTTGAACGTCATAGCCATAAGTGGTTGCCAAGTCCTGTGACAGCATGACGATGCGCTGTGTGGCATCTGCCGCTTCACTTACGTTGAAGCCATATTGCTTTAGTACCGAACCAATAAAGATAGATGCCTGAGCAGACTGGTTCTGAGAGATACCATAGCTATCTATCTCTTGACCAAATCGCTTTAGTTGCGGCGTTAGGTTGCCATATACTTGCCCAAGAGCAATAAGGTTACGCTCTAGCCTTTGTGTGGCATCTACTGATTCAAGAATAAACTCTCGGGAGCCAGCAAGAGCCTGAAAACCTGCAAACGAAGCAGCAGCAGCGCCGATGTTTTTGGCTAGGCTGTCGAAGGTCTTTCCAAGTCCGCCCATTGCGGCTCTGGCTTGTGTAAGTCCCGCAGAACGCAGCAGCGTAACAATTGGGATAATCATTGACTGTAGTGCCATTAGCCCTGCATCCTTAGGTTGATTTGAGCAATAACTTGGTTTAGAACTTCAGCAGTGTCCTGCCTATATTTAGGCATATGCTTGTCTACAGCAGGCCATCCATAACGAGAGGCTTGCGGGGCTCGTCTATTGTCGTCTAAAGCACCAATCCAGTCTTGCCAGACAGCATTACGCCTAGCCGAAGTAAAGCGCCTCATATTCTCTGTAGCCTGAATCTCGCCCCTGCCAAAGAGGTTTGTGCGATACTCACGGACTGGAGCGTTCTGTGGAAGACGACCCCTGCCGCTGTTACCAGCCACATCAGCGACCACAAAGGCAGGAGCCTTTACCATAATCCTGACGATAGACAGGGTGCCGTCCTTACCCTGCTTGATGTTTGCCCAGTCACGAGCTTTATTGCGATTTTTGAAGTTTAGCTCTACTGCCTTTTTAGGGTCAAGTGTCTTTGAGTTTATCCAGCTAAGTCTTCCAATTTCAGAGGTAGCAAACCTGTCATAGATTCTGCCCTTACGCCGAGGGGGGCCAAGAGGCCCAGGCTGAGGAATACCCTTGTAAGCTTCGTAGACCTTCTCCTGAGCAGGTACACCTATCTTTTTGAGGTCTCTGTTTAGCTTGCGGTAAAGGTTAGGAGCTGCTTGACGGAGTTCACGGCGGATAGCGTCAAGGTTTGTTATTTCAATTCCTGCTGCCCCAGTGCTTGTGGGAATGACGCTGGCTTCTCTAAAGTCCCCGATGTTGATACCAGCTTTGAGGCCTGTAGCCCTGATGTTGCCCCAGCCAGTTACAGCACCACGCAGATAACTCTGGCTTGCGCCGCCGAGAAGTGCTGATAATGCCACTGAGACCGCCTAACTAATTATTCAATTCTACCGCAATAAGAAACCGCCCCCGAAGGGACGGCCTCTTATTTACTGACATTCTTTGCCACTATCCAGCGGTACATTGTCCACAGCATCCTGTCTTCGAGTTGCATCAACTCTCTAGGCGAGATACCTGTTTCCACAGCTAAGGCTGCAAGCCACCAGTGGGTGCTGTCGTCACCCAGACCCTTTATTTTGGGTCGGACTCTGCCTCTCCAACGCCCTCTACGGTGTCAAGCCATTCTTCGTACTTGAGCTTTGTAGATTTGGTGCGCTGTTCACTGTGCCACGCTAGGAAAAGCAGGTGACCAAGCCTCTGCTCAGTCGCCAGCTTTCCTACCGAGGTGTTGAATTTGTCCTCAAAGGCTACCAAGTCAGCGGTGCTGGCTGTGATTTCCTTTTTGGTTCCATCTGCGAACGTAATGACTAGGTTGAATCGCATTTATTTTCCTTTGTTTAGGCTGTTGCGTAGCTTACAGCACCAGTGGTCGGGAATGACACACTGAAGGTGCTGAGGTCACCTACGGCACCAGCAACAGGGGTGAAGCTGTTGATTAGAACCTCTGCGGTGTATTGAGGCGTGGTTGCGCCAGCAGCAGTTCCGTTACCTGCAATGAGGGTAACGGTTCCGATGGTTCCAACTAGGTCTTGGAATAGCTCCGAGACAGCACCCGAACCGAAGTCCTGGTGGAAGTCTAGAGATACAGTACCTGACTTTAGGCCTCCGATGAGCTCAGTCCAGCCCGCAGACCCAAAATCAGTCGTGTCCACCTCAGCGGCATTTATCACCAGCTCTGCGCGAGCGCAGTTAGCACTGATGTCTGTGCCATTTAGCGAGATGGCGTTTGATGTGACAACAAACTTTGCCATATTGTTTTTTCTCCTTATGCAAAGACGGTGACTGTGAATTCAGCCGCCAGATAGATTTGGTCGTTTATAGTTATAGAACCCACAACATTGGAGCGTTCAACACGAAGGTCATACGCCTCGCCGCCAAGTGTCCTCTCCGATTCTATCGCAACTTTCACGCTCTGCGAGCCTGTCGGTTGGCAATAGCCATCGAGCTTGCGCTGCATAGTCCTTTCAGCCGCACGGCCTACTATGACTGTTACAACGAAGTTGTATGTCGTTAGCCCGCCATTGAAAGCACCATCGTAGTCAATAGTGTCTAGGTTGATAACGCCAATAGGCGGGGTTGGGTTGTCGGGAATCTCTGGAGAAGTCCGCAGGCCACTGACGTTCCCTAGATTGTTAGCTAGGGCTTGCCTCATGGCTGTTATGTCTGCCATTAGGCCATCCTGATTCGGCGGTAAGGGCCGAGCAACGCCTCAATGTCTGGGTCAATACGGCTGACCCTAACAACACCGAGGTCAGAGAATCCAGCCACTCCTAGAGGACTGTCGTAACGCTTGAACTGTCTTGCAGCTAGCAGATTGCAGGCCTGCTTTACATCAGTCGGCACCGCTGTGCCATAACCAAATGTTCCTGCTACCTGAATTGTGGCTTCGCCCTCAGCGTTTGGATAGTTGACTGTTGGGAACAAATAGTCACCTACAGCCCTAATGTGCGTGTATGGGTGATACAGGCCGCCTGAGAGCCCATTGAGGGGCTCTAGCTGATAGTCAGTAGAAGTCCATGTGATGTCAAAGCTTCCGTCAGCGTCGGAGCTTGTCTTCAGGCTTGTAAGGGAGATAAGGTCGTCAATCTCCGCCATGTAGGAGCTCTGTGGGGTAAAGATGCGTGTAGCCGTGCCAGAGGTAAACACTCTCTCGCAGTGCGTGTCAATCTGACGAGATGCAGACTCGATGCAGGTCTCCATTAGAGAATCGTCAACCGAATCCGTCACCCTGAGAATGTCTTTTAGCTCTTGTAGGGTCGTGTAACCGTCAGTAATCGCCATGCTTCTAGTTTACCTTCATACGCCCTTTGATATTAGTTGTGCTGATGCCGCTGGTGTACGGAATGTAGAGCAACGAGATGCCTCGTTCGTCAAGCCAATCCTGAGTAAACATCATCTGCTTGTAATAATCCCTGCGTGCCCAGTCGGAACCTATGGCAACAATATCGGGGGAAACACTGTCAATAGATATGCGAGAGTCAGCGCCGCCAGCATTCGGTACCACATCAACTACAGACCTCAATCCCATCAGAACGGCCTCCCGCTCTTTATAAGTCATTATTGGAGGCTTGCCTTTATAGGCCTCAATAAATTCATCTGTGTTCAAGGCTACTATGACGCTGCCCAATTCGGCACAGCAATTTAGAAAATTGACATGACCTGAATGCAGAAGGTCAAAAGTGCCGCCCGTGTAAACCACTAGTCCCATGCGTTTTCTCTCCTGACCTTAAGCTGCCAGCCAATCTCGCCTGTGTTGTTTGCTACTACCTTGTTCCTAAACACAGACCTGTTGCGGCTGAATGTGAGCTGATTCTTGTCTTGGTAGCCGCTGGCAAGAGTAGACGAGTTATTGTGGTGCACCTTAGCTGGGATATGGTTGAACTCCACGCCTAACATATCCATACGCCATTCGTACTCATCATCATCGTAATAAATAGGGTGGAAAACCTCATCCCACAAACCAGCTTTTAGAATTGCTCCCTCGCCTGGCACCACGCATGACCACTTCGGGTTTACATCAACGAAGTTGAACTTCTGTGGGTCTACATTGTTTGCAATAATCTCAAGCGCCCCAGGCTCGAACCAAGAGTCATCATTTGGAATGACCCAGTAAGGCGCAAACGGCGTAGATTTGATAATCAGATTCCAAGCCCCATTAGCCCCGAGGCCGTGTGGCAACCGAATCGTCCACAGCTCGCTTACATAGTCATTGGGCTCAGGTATCCAAGATTTCTTGCCTGAATTATCTACAATTACAAGCTTTTGTACGGGATAGTCAATAGAGTCAAGCAGGCGCTGAGCCATGTCAAACTTTGTCAGCGTTGCAAACCCTAAGACTGGTATCACTGAAAAATGCCTTTCAAGAACGGTAGCCAGTGCCACTTCCAAATATGGTCAGTATCAAACTGCTTTGCAAACTCTACTGCCTTGTCGCTGTGACCACGAGCATTTAGGTATGCGTCTTCCAATGCGGCTGTAATGCGGTTCACAGACGGAATGCTAAAGAATGCGCCTTGCGCCTCGTCCCAGAATGGCTGACCGTCAATCTTCCAGCTATCTTCTGAGGCCAAGTTCTTAGATGCGGCAAAGTTGCTTGTTATAACCCTAGTTCCGCAAGCCTGAGCTTCTACTGTGGGTATACCAAAGCCCTCGCCGTATGATGTGCTTAGTAGCACGTCAAAGGCCGTGTAGAAGGCCGCCATGTGCTTCTCTGGGTAACCCTGTCGTACGGCAAACCTATCTGGGAGCATTACAGCACTCTTGTCTAGACCGACAGCCCTTAGAAGGCCTGCTAGCTCAAACCCACCGTATACCCTGCTTGGCTCTGCGTGGATATAGATTTGTGAGTCTGGGTATTTCTTGTGAAAAGCAGCAAAGGCTAAAAGATTTTCTGCAAACGCCTTTCGATGAATAGTGCCGTTCGCTTTGTTAGCTGCAACGATGCCAACTAAGAACGCATCTTCGCTGATGCCCATATACTCACGGGTTCCTACGCCATCTATGTCAGGAGTAGGTGTATAGATTTTTGTATCTACTCCGTGCGGTATGTATGTTGACGGAATGCCCAGCGACTCAAGTTGCTCTTGTCCATGCGGAGCCATCGTCACTGGAGTGACGTTTTCCTTCTGCAAGAACTGAATTACAGCAGGTGGGGGAGTGATGTGGTCTAGTGGTACCCAAGAAACAATCTGCCCATCAAACTGCATCTTGTTGTAGACCCACACGTCATACAAGGTAAAGAGCACTGTCTTCAGGTCAGGATGCTTAGAGGCAAAGTCCTGAAACCAAACTGGGATTACATCATCAGAATAGGGGCTGAGACCTCTTGGATAATGCGGCACGTTTTTGCCAGCTATGTTTATAGTCTCGTGGCGACCCTCTAGACCGAAATTAGAAAAAGATGCAAACTCTAACCCAGCCCTTATCATGCGCTCGGCTAGTTGCTTGCCTTGATTGCCGTATCCAGTAGATACGCCAGGAGTGTTAGATGCTAGCGCTACTGCGCCCTTGAGACTAGGTTTTGACATATCTCTACCTTAGCAAAGCGAAACCCCCCGTAGCAACCTAGTCAATGCACGGGGGGCCTCGGTCTGTTTCGTAGAACTAGCTAGCAGCTCCAACGAAATACTTGATGTGGCTTGCGTGGGTCAAGTCACCATCAACACGCATCAAGACTCGGTAAACAGTCGAGTCTGTGTTGAATGCGTAGTCGGTGGAGGTTGCGACCTGTACGCCGCCTGCAACACGAACCTTGT